GACTTCCATCCCATCCATCGTAGCGATCGAACGGGTCCGGCCTCCCCTGCAGGATGACCACCGCACGGCGATAGTAATGATTGTCCGTCTTCCCGACACGCTCGAGGTGGTCGCGAATCTTGCGCCAGTTTTCGAGCGTATCGCGATCCATTAGCGGCCTTGCCCCCTCAGCGGCTTGCGGCCGCGGCGCCGTGGGCGGGACTGTTGTCCATATCCTTGGCGTGTGGTCTTCGGTGGTCCCGGCTGATGCTCAATGCGAGCGGTGCCGGTCTTCGACTTCACTGCCATGGCACACCAGCGGCCTGCGTCGGATGCCGCTGTTCATCAAGCTGGTGCTGCAGGGCGCCCTCAATCTCGGTCACCTTCTCAGCGCCGAAGTTGTCCTTCACCCAGCCGATCACCATCTCCTCGGTGAGATCCGCAAAAGGGATCAGCTTGTCGGGGCGCTCAAAGCCGACGGACCCATAGGCCGAGCTGGCGTAGGTGCCGTCTTCAGCCGAGAGCGTCCAGTGTGCCGTCAGAACGAATCCATCGGCGGTCTCTCTTTCGAGGTTGGCGATCCGCCAGGTGAAGGTGGTGCTAGGGGTAGCGCTGGGCATGGTGATGCGAGCCGTGGGTGAAGTTTAGGTGAGATGGCAAGTGAAGGCACTGCCGGATCTGCGCCTTGCGCTGTTCAATGCGCTCCCGGCGCTCAGGATCGAAGTCCTTAGTGAGTTCGGAGAAGGAGCGCGTCATGAGTAGTGAGTAGGACTAATCAAGTCCGAGCAGCCCTTTAAGTTCCTCTACCGTCAGCCCACTGGTCGCTAGTTTTTGAGCAGGCGTCAGCTCGGGGACGGGCTCGGGTTGCGGACGGGATTGGATTTCCGCAATTTCCTCTGCAGTCAGCTCGACGATCTGTTGCTCGCCGGTTTGTACGTTCATGACGATGCGATGCATGGCTCAGCTCTCGTAAAGGATGTTGATGGAACCGGCATCGAACGTATCGGTGCCGTTGATCGTGGTGATGCGAACGCGATCCAAGGTGCCGGAGAGGGCAATTTTACCGCCACCCATACCAACCCTCGCAGTGCCTGTGTCACAAAACGTATGGCTTGAGACCCAGGTGTTCCCAGTGATGTTGGTTAAATGAATAATTCCCGACAAAACACCGCCAGCGCCAGTTTCATTTCTTATCACCATGCCCGATGTGACTACGGCTGTCGGTGTAATATCTGTGCCTCCTCCCGTAGCAGACGAAACACTGGAATAGCCAGATGTTGTAACGCTGCCGGCTCCAACTTGAATTTGTAGGCTTGATGTCCCATTAGTACTAACCCCGTTAAACATCACCGTAATACGCTTCACCCCACTCGGAATCGAAGTGAAGTCAATGCTGGTCCCGCTGGTCGAAGCGACGTCAGTGGCACGAGTAATACCACCACTACTTGTTTGCCAAGTCGGCGCAGAACCAGAACCGTTACTGGTAAGAACCTGACCGCTGGAACCGTAGTTTGCACCAGCAAGACCCCAGGCACCGTTCTGCGCAATGCGAAGGCGCTCCGTCGGGCTGCTCGCTCCGTCGGCAGTAGTGGAGAACACTAGTCTGCCCGGCATGTCATCTGCGCCGGGGGTGCCGTCTACCTCGCAGCGAATGTGTGCTGCAAATGAGGTGTAATCGGTGCCATCGTATCCCGCAAAATTAAGTGTTCCAAGCTGGTCGTTGACGTTGACAATGGTTGGAGATCCAATAGTCCCTCGAGATTTTACAAAGTTAAAGGTTGGGGTAAATGCGTTATCGGTATGCCTAACTAAAGACATATGAGCGTCCGTGGTGCCAGCAATTTGAACCTTTGCTTCAATCCCATACGCAGCACTTGTAGACGTGCCAACTAACAGACGGCCTGATGTATCGATACGTGCTTTTTCTCCAGCATCAGCATGGAATCGAAGCGCTAGTCCAGTGTCAGCTCGAACTACAAGACCAGTGGAGTCAGCATAGATGCGGCCACGGGTTGCAGTTGCATCCGCATAAAGAAGATCGTTATTGAGCCGAATTGAACCGTTGACCTCTAATGCTTGAGATGGTCCAGTAGTGCCAATCCCTACGTTGCCTGCGGAGGTAATTGTCATCCGCACGTCTGGCGCGGTATCTGTAGTTACGCTCCTGGTTCCAAACTGAAGCGAACCGGCGCCAGTGCCAGTCTGCGCTGTATATGTAAAACCAATACTTGCAGGAGCATTTGTAGCACCAGTGTCATAACCAAAATTAAGATTTACATATCGTCCGTTTGTCGTGCCATTAGTCGTACCAAGGTTCAATGCTCCATTGGTAATAGTTCCAAAACTAGTGGTATCACTGCCAAGAATCATTGCCTTGCCAGCAGGCGCACTAGTCCCCAGACCTACCCGCCCACTGGAGTCAACAAATACGCGACCAGATCCGCCGGTAGTGATTGCAAACTGGTCAGCGCCGGGGCTGTAGATGCCGGTATTGGTATCGCCGGTGAAGTAGATGGCCGGGCTGGCTGCACTGGCGAGCGGGATGCCAGCGCCGGTAGAGATCGTTGCGGTCGGGATGGTGACCGTGCCGGTGAAGGTCGGGCTGGCCAGCGCCGCGAGGCCGAGGTTGGTAGCAGTCAGATCGCCAACTGTGATGAAGGAGCTGTTCGCACCATTGCGCAGCTTCAGCAGGTTGGTGCTGGTGTCCGCCCACCACTGATAGGCGTAGGTGGTTGCCGGGGCGCTGGCACCGCTGTTCTGGCTGACGATGGCGGCCAGTGCGTTGTTGAGATCGGAACGGACGGCAGCTCCAGTACCGTTAGCGATCACATAGTCGTGCTGAGCCATCAGACTTTCAGGCAATGCCTAGATTCTTGCAGGATTTAGGCCGCCTTGCCATATCCGACAGCGGACCATGCAAAGTTCCTGTCAACTGCAGTGCCAGCGCTGTTTCTGAATGTGACCGTGAAGCCGGTGCCGCTGACGCCAGTCACCACGAAGTAGTCGCCGGTGGCCATGTTCTGAGCAGTTATACCTACGCTCGGCAGGCTGCTGTTGACGCCGCCCAGCGCAGCGGTGCCAGTGAAGAACGGCTTGTCGAACGTGACCGTCTTGGCACCAGCCCCGCTCGCGATGCTGCCCACGCTCTGCTCCTGCCGCCTCTGGAAGGTGGCCTCGTAGCCCAGCTCATCGATCAGGATGTTCTGAGCGATGTCGTTGCTAATTAACTCGCTCTTGAACTGAAAGCCGCGCCCCTTGAAGGTGCCGTTCACGAACTCCTGCCAGCTCGACCATGTGGGCGTACCGCTAGGGTCGTCGCTGGTGCTGCGCAGATAGAGCTTGGCATTGACGCCAGCCGCGGCGGTGCCATCCCAATCATCCCAGCTATCAACCTCTCCGGTGCGGCTATCGATCAGATCCGATGGGAAGTAGGCACGGGTGACGAAGAAGCGCTTCAGGTCGAGGCTGTAGGCAGAACCCAGATCCAGCGTGCTGTTGAACTGATAGGTGCCGCTGCTGGCCACATCGCCAAGAATGTCGAACGATGTGATCGCATCGAAGTCGGTGATGCTGTCGATCGTGCCTGTGCCATCCAGCGTCAGAGCGTCATACTCCTCGCTGTAGAACACCGTGGTCTTGCTGCCTTGGAATGGCGGCACATCGGCATCTTCGCGGCGTGACTGCACCAGCAGATTGCCCAGCGTGTCGGGCAGGTCCACGATCACGCTGGTTTCGGTTGCTGACTGGCGGCCGCCATCATCCTCGAACTTGACCAACACCTCGCCTTCCACCAGCGGGATGATCGCCTCGGTGGCACTACCGGCCTTGGCCTCCACCAAGTCGACGCTGTTCGCCCAGGTGGCGGTGCCATCGGTCAGATTGCTGTGGCGGATGTGGACCCGACCACCGATCTTCACGTCGAGATCAACAGTCGGATTCCACCGCAGGCGGCCGGAGTTGGCGCTGATCGCCTCGAAGGTGAGGTTCTGCACATTGCCCGGCACTGCCGTCTTGCCGACCGCTGCGAAGCTCAGCGATGCAGGCGAGATGCTGGGCGCCCGCGCACCGTTGAGGCTATAGACCCGGATCTCGTAGGTCTGCGCAGTGGTGTCGAGGATCTCGTAATCAGTACGCGGCACACTGACCGTCGTCCAGTTGCCATCCACCGGACGCCATTGCACTCGATACTCAGAGACACCGACCACTGCGCTCCAGCTCACGATGAGCTTCACGCGCACCTGGCCGTTGCTTTCGTAGATCGTCTCGCTGGCCGATAGGTTGGTCGGTGCCGGGCGTGGCTCATTGAGCTGCGTGATGTCGCGGGTTTCCAGCTTGAAGCCGCGCTCGACGTAGTTGTATTTGCTGGCGTTGTACGCGATCGCGGTGACTTCGTACTGAACGCGATCGATTTCGCTGATCGTCAGCACGCGCCAAGTGCTGGTCTCGACGTTGCTGTTGCTCAGCACCCAGATGCTGTTTGCGTTCGGTGCAGTGCTGAAGGCGGAGGAGACGGTGATGTTCGCGCCAGCGATGCTGCTGATCGCCTTGGTCTCGACGGTGCCATCAGGCAGGATCACCGATAGGGTCGCGCTGCCGGTGGTCACCAGATCGGTCTCGGCGGTGTCGTCGACCGTGATCACGGTGGTGGTGGCTGCTGCCATCCGGCCACCGCGGCGCACACCAGACTTCACCGGATCAGCGATCTCGATCACTTGGCCTGGCCGCACCAGCACACCGGCATCCACGGAAGTCTTGAAGGAGACCACCTCGGTTTCGTACTGCTCGGTATAGAGCAGCCACTCACCGAGGCGGGCAGCTTGGCCGCGACTGGTGCAGGCAAAGGCTTTGATGTTGGTGGTGATCACGCCATACTTCGCGATGGCTTCCTTGTCCTCCACCACCTCGTAGGCAATGTCCTGCGTCTCGAGATCGAGGTAGCTGATGATCGCGACCGTGTGCCTGGTCTTCAGGTCCGAGCCGGTGTAGGTGAAGCCATCAGCACTGACATTGGCCAGCGTGAATAGGTAGCTGGCATCGGTCGGCTTGTCCTGACTGATGGTCAGGCTGCCGGTGCTCCAGTACGGCATCACCCGCATCACAGAGCACAGATCATTGATCAGCTTGTAAGCCTCCTCCTGGTTCTGGATCAGGGCATTGCAGGAGAAGCGCGGCTCGGTGCCACCGAAGCCATCGTCGACGCTGCTGGATGCGTACTGGCTGGCGGAATAAAAGGCGAACTTGTCGAGCTGGCTGGCAGTGATGTGATCGCCTAATCCCCAGCGGGTGTTCGTCAGCAGTGCGTAGAGAATCCAAGCTGGATCTGAAGTCCAAACCGCAGCGCCGAAGGTGCCATCCCATGCGCCGGCGTAGCTGATGGCGCCGGTGGTCTGATCCACAGTCCCGTTGCTCGGGATCTGCACCTTCATCCCGCGGACGCGATAGGTGCGGCTAGGGATGCTGCTGAACTGCTCAGCATCCAAGCGCATCGCGACCAGGGCGCTGTTGGGATATTTCAGTTTCTGCTCAGTGATCTCGGTGTAGCTCGACCAGTAGAAGTCGTTGAGCAGGTTTGTGTCGAGGCTGTCGGCCGTGATGCGCACCACCCGCACATCAATCGGGAACGCCCCGGTGAAGCTCACCTTGTAGTCCTTCTGATATTGATCTGCAGATCGGCCTGCGATCGTGTCGTCGATCACGGTGGTGTAACCGCCACCGTTGTATTGCACTCGGATCTGCAGGTTGATGCTGGTGCCCTTTACATCACCCTCATCGGTGTATTGCTCAAGCCGCGGCACCGTGATGGTGACTCGAACAGCGTCGACCGTAGTGTCGGTGATGGTGCGCGTGATCGGTGTGGCCTGCTCGACCTTCACCTGAACACTGCTTTCTCGCTCAATATCGGAGAAGCCGGGGATGTAGGTCTGCGCCTGTGTGCCGTAGCGAGCCTGCAGCGTGACGTTCTGGAAGTTGTAGTCGGCAGATTGCGGATTGGTCGCATCAGCACCCTGCCGCAGGATCTGCGTGCCGTTCAGGAATACATCCTTAAGCAATGCCCGGTTGTAGTCATCAGTGCCGCGCGTATAGGCTGCGGCCGACGGGAAGCCTTCGATCTCGCCTTCGCTCAGCAGGTCGACGAACGTCGCATATTGCTTCGAGGCCAGCGTGTCGGGATCACGAACTGGTGTCCGAGTTGGTGCGACAACGGTCTGCTGGACGACGGTTGTACCACCGCCGCCACCGCCGCCACCACCTGCGCCACGGATCAGTTCGCTCATGCTTCTATCTGCACGGTGTCGATGCCGGCCGAAATCACCACGGAGCCGCAGATCACTTCACCGAACGCTAGGGGCAGCGGCACACCTGCTCGGCTGGTGTTCTGAATCCCGCTGAAGCTGTAGGACTTCTGCGGATCCATCTCGGTGTTCGTGGTGCCCTGCGGTCCGCTGTAGGTGCTGGATGCTGCCAGCGTTGGCGTTGGCGTCAGTGCCTGCGAGATGCCGCCCAGGATCAGAGCACCACCGAGCAGACCGATCTTGGTGACGGTGGCACCAGCAAGACCAAGGCCAAGGCCAGGGATGAAGATCGCTGCAGCAACCAGGGCAACGCCAGCAAGGATCTGTCCAACGCCACCGCCTGCACCACCGATCACCGGCACGATCTTGATCGCATTGCTGCCAGCCGGGCCATGCAGCTCCTCCATTCCTACGGCATGATCACCGACGATCACGCGATAGTGGCGCGCCTCTTGGCACATGTGCCGCTCGACCTGCGGATAGTTGGCCAGTAGGAATCGAATCGCCTCTGCTGCACTATCAACGGCCGCCATGAACTTGCGCCGCCCGAGGAACTTGGCTAGCTGCCCATACACTCGGATCTCGCGCAGCATGGCAGTTCTCAGCCTTCGGTCAGTTTATCGGCGTCGCGATGGCGAAGTCTACGGCCGGTGCAATTTTGCAGCCAACCGCCGTACAGATCACGACTCGAGAGGCGACCGCGGAGATGGTGCAGCACCAACTGATCACCGATATACACACCGCAGTGGTTGAGGCCGCTGCCTTCGATGTTCATCAGCAGGCCATCGCCAAACTGCAGTGGCTCCTCCTCCGGCAGTTGATAGAAGCCAGCATCCTTCCAGAAGCCATCAAATAACGGCTGCGATTCAAAATCTGCATGGGTAGCCGGTCGATCCCAATCCGGCAGATCGATGCCGTGCTCGCCGTACCAGTCACGCACCAGCGTCCAGCAGTCACTCACATCCCACACCCAACTCCGACCGATGAGCGGTGCCTTGTAGCCAGTGGGGTGCGTTTCAGACCAGGCTTCAGTCTTGGGGTTGTAGATGAACCAGGGCAGGCCGGTGGCCTCGATGCTGATCAGATCGGCCTGGCTCGGTTCTGGCTGCGTCACCGGATGGCTATGGAAGACCGCTACGACTTCCCCCGCCTCCTCAGCAGCCGCATAGTCCTCAGGAGAGAGGACAAACTGTGTGCCATCTTGATCCAAATTGCAGCAAGGCCAATAACGGCGACGTCCTTTGATAACGACCACCAAGCCGCAAGCCTCACGCGGATCTTCCTCGGCCGCATGAAGTGCGGCGTCATCTTTCCAGCTCATACGGTGTAGGCGCCGATGCCAGGGAAGCTGCCATAGGGCAG